TAATCAATGAAACGTTGTGCTTGTTCAGGACGTAGAATACCTCCTGCGTTGCCAGTTGGATTGACTGCGTTATCTCCAGTTGTTACACCGAAGCCAGCAGTAGCAGTGTTACCAAGTTGTGAACCTACAGATGATCCTGCAGCGTTCAGACCTGTTGCACTACCTACACCGCCAGATACTAATGAACCTTCTGAGTTAATATCACTCGCTGGTGCACTAGAACTTGGATAGTTTTTTTCTAGATTTGTGTTTTGTTCCGACATTATTTTTCACCTCCTAGTGATTTTTACCTTAGTTAAATAGGTCGGCATTTGTGAGGAAACGACCGCCCCATAGGGATTTGTGAATCACTTGTGGTGATTCCTGTACGATCTCGCCTAGATCGCCAGACTTGCGGAAAGCGGTATCTTGCTCTACAAGATCTACTCGCTTGCCAAACTCGTTAAAGTTGCTCTTAATACCGTTAACATCTGATGTTACTGCATCAAGAGACTTTGTTACTGCTGTTACCTTCTCGTTAAGAGATTTGATAGTTGCAGCAAGATCGCCAAAGGCATTAGTAAGAGAAGTATTAATTTCTGAAACTGCCTTGGCAACTTCTTCTTTAACATCTGCAATAGATTTTTCCACTGCATTCTCTACTTCAACTGCTGCTTTTGCAACAGAAGAATCTGCACTAGCATCATCTGATTTAGCAACAGCAAGTTCTTCAACTGCTGGTGCTTCTTCAGCGACTGCGGGGGTTTCTGTTGCTTCTGCAACAACTTTTTCTGCTTCTGCAACAACTGCTGCTTCTGCATTTACCTCTGCTGGCTGTGCCTCTGGAGCAACCTCTGCATTTTCAACTACAGTTTCTACAACTGCTTCTGTTGATTCTGTCATTGGATTTACCTCCTTAGTAATCTTAATTGTATTAATGCCTTTAGCACTATCAACTAAGAATTTTATCATTTCTGCGTTATCTTTATCATTTTTTTCTATAAAACCAATATTTTGCATTTTGTTTCCAGTTACTGGACTTGTTACTGAATCAGAGTCTGAGACCATAACAATACCGTTTTCTGAATCCCAGAATACGTTTTCAATTTCTGTCTTTGACAAGTAACCTTCAACAACATTTTGGCCATTTACTTTTTCAATAGAAAGTATGTTTGCAAACTGATTTGCTGGATTATCTACAAGAGAAAGTTCGTGCAACTCATAAGTTTTAATTACACGGATTGTTTTATCAATCTTTTCATCATAAGCATCATCCCAAGTTTTTATATTTCCACCAATTGAAAAACCAGTATATGTTCCGTCTAAAACTTTTTCCCAAGCATCTTGTGCGCCTTTAGAAACATAAGCAGATACATAAACTCCGCTATAAAACTTTTTATCGCTAGGATCAAAATATTTGTCTTCTTTAAAAGAAACAATTTTTCCTACAGCACTTGGTTGATGCATTTCACGAAGATTGCCACGGAAATTCTTAAAAGCCTCTACACTAGATTCTGTTGTGACGATGTCGCCTTGACGGTCAACGTTATCAAGCGTAGCAAAGCCAGACACCATACGGCGTTCAACGTCTACTTTTCCGATGGGCATTGAAAGGCGAACATTGTTGCCTTTAGTTTCCCAATGAGCCTTGTTTGTTAACATAACGTTATAATTATAGCACTGGTTTCTATACTTTTCTCAACTATTGAGACGATCTACCCTCACCTTGTGCATTACGTCCAGATATTGTAGTTGGTGAATCAGAATTGTTATTTGTTCTTTCTGAATCTCTTTCACGATTCCCTGCTAAATTTGCTCTAGCATCAGTTGCTTGTCTTGGTGACATTACAAATGGCTCATCTCCATCTGCTCTTAATGGCAAGTCTAACTTTTCACGAGCCTCATTTGGAGTCATAACCTGAGTCTTTACATATCTTTCAAGAATCTGAGATTGTGCAATTTCGTCAGTTAATGTTAACTCATTAAATTTAAGTTCAAGAATATCTGTTTTTTCTCTAACAACCTTGTTTATGATTTTCTCTAGGTGTCTTTGTGCTGGACGAGATACTTGCTCTTTAAATGTGCGATCTTGAGAAAGTGCTGCTGCTATACCTGCAGAGTCTGCACCACCCAGTTTTGAAATAGGAACTTGATGGGCAATTAGAATGTCATCACGATTTTGTTTACGATACTCTTTAAATGAGCCATCTTGTATACCGTTTTCAATTGGCTCCATCTTAAACTCAACCTTATTGCCCTCTGTATCTCCAGGAAGCGGTATATAAAGGGTTCTGTGTGACTGAGCCTTAAGACCAGTTTGTAAAAATCTAAACATCTTATCTTCAGCGTCTCCTGATAGTTTTGCACCTTTTAAAGTTACAACATATCTTGGAACAGCCTTGTTTTCAAAGTAGTCAATATTATATTGAGAAGCAAGTTGATCTCCGATAAGAGATGGCATTGCTGAAATGATGTCTGGAATACCATAAAATGTGTTTAAGGGTGAATACTCTTTAAGATGAATAATCTCGTTAGGTCGTGGATCTGTACCTAAAGGATTTGCATTCTTTGCTCCAAAGTTTCTAAAGTAAACCACCTTTTGACCAATAATCTGCACAAATCCATCACGTAAGCGTCGTATACGAACAGTAGTTGCAGGAATGTGACCAAGGTAGCCAATCTCTCCAGCAGTTGTTCTACCAACTTCAATAAATCCATTACCTGTTGCTTGAAGATCTGTATAGACTTTTTCCATTGTTTTTGTAAAACTATCATCATCATTTAAATTTTCTAGCCAGTCACGTAGTTGAATCTTGGCTCTTTCAATACGATTGCGAGCACGTTCTACCGCTTCTGCGTCATCGTTCATTTCAAACCTTAATAACGTTCTATCTGAAATATCAAAACGATATCCAAGACCTACAACGTTTTCTACCTTAGCATCAATAGCAGCATGGTTAGCAAATGATGTGTCATAAAAGTTTGCTAATTCATACATGTTATATGGAGGGGTAATTACGTCAAATAGTCCATAGCCATTTCTATATACCGTGCCAGGATTGATTTGTTTTGATCCCGCATTTGTTCCAGATGGGGTTGCGTTTGCTGCATCTAAATATCTTTCATTAAATTCAGGAGCAGCATATTTTGTTAAGTTGCGAGTTGTTCTGCGACGAAAGTTTTGATCAAGTCCAACGTAATCTTTTAAAACGTCCCAACTTTTATTAAATGGATCGTGTGATTTAAAAGCATTATCTTCTCTTTCCTGTGTATTAATACTTGCACGGATATATTCTTCGTCACTCATCCATAGCCCCTCTTCCATGCTTTTCTAATGTTTGTTGTGCTGCATGCCAAGCACCTAAATCATTCATTGAAGGAATTAAACCTTCTTTTAATCTTGCTTTTTGTTCTGAATACTCTTCTTCACTAACCTGAGTTAACCCTGGAACAAACACAGCCTTGCCAAGTCCATCATCTCCGTAGTGAATTGCAGCCTTTTTTAACTCTGCAATTTTTGTAAGATCTCCACGATCAGACGGTATATTTAAAACTGAGCCTTCATCGTCTGTAAACCATTTACCACTAGATGTCTTATACACGTAAAGACCCCAGTCATAATGTTTATCTATTACCTGACGACGTACATTTTTAACATAAGGTTTACCAGTTTTTGGATTAATTAAAGATTCCATAACCACAAGTATAGCAGATTATACTGGTGTAGATACGTTAGTTGACCATTCTACTTCTGCATATACATTTAATTTTTCAGGCTGATAAACTAATCCTTCTCCATCATCAACGATTATTTTATTTGTGCCTATATATGTTTTATAAATATCTGAGGGGTTAATACCATAGAACTCTGATGATCCTATTACTAACATACCGTCCCAAGTAAAGTTATTAAACCAAAATTGCCAGTCATTTGTTGTAATACCATCTGTTAATACCTGGAACCATGGTCTAAATGTTCTACTTTCAACCTCTTGTAGGCTGTTTGCCTGATAATAGGCAATGTTATTAAATAATATTGGTCCCGTCAAGTTTATGCCTCCAAGATATGAATTATAAACAAGAGAAGTCAAAAAGGATATACCTATTGAGGACCACTCTTTAAGAGATAAGACTGGCTCTCTTACTAAACTTCCATTTAAATAAAATCCAACACCGTTATAAGGAAAACCGTTTTGGTTTAAAACAAACACTCTGCCTCTATCCAGGTCTGCGCTGTTTGCCTGTAGGTAAAACTTAAGAGTTCCGCTTTTATGATTAATTTCAAAAATCTCTGTTGCTGTTGCTGGAAATGCATCTTGATCATATCTTAGCCATAACTGCATAGCGCTTACTTTATAGTCTGTTGCTAATTCTTTATTAATTGGTAGGGTTAGTCCACGATTTTCTAAAATATTAATCTCACCACGAACTTCAATTCCAGATGTTTTTGTCAAGTATAGATATGGTGTGCTTTCTTTATATATGCTAAATGGGTTTTTAGACTTATAGTCAAAATAAATTCCATTCTTTTTATACGGAAACAGGTCTACTCCAAACCTAGTTCCCACAGGATTAAAAGAGTTGTCATTAAATGCTTGAGATGCTAACTGTAACTTATTTAATAAAATAGGCTTTGTTAAAATTCCACGGCTGTTAAACTCAAGGCTGTAGACAATTGCAAGTTCATTAAAGTCTACCGATTTAATTGGATAGATTAATGTGTTATTTAATACCTCAAACCTTGTAGTTTCCCAATCTTCATAATTATTTAAGTCAAGAACTTTGTATTCGTCTGGCGCTTCTTCATTAGCAAAAGAGGTAGGAATATTAGCACCATCTGCAACATATTGAAATGTTACATAACTTTTTATTTGTGCACCATCTGTGTTGTAATAATAGTCCGATGCTCCAGATTCCTGCTCTAAGGTGGTTGTTGTCGGATACCCCAAATTAAATTGTAAAAAATCTATTTCATAAAATTCTTCTCCACTGCTATTTTTTACAAATTGAGCAAAATAAGAAAGTGGAAGATAATCTTGCCAATACCCAGCAACACCGATGTCTAAAAAGTATTTTTCATATGCCTCTGATGGAAGTATTGTGTAACTGGCAGTGTGATCAATTAATTCTTGCCCCTTGTCTAATTCAATAAATCCGTTACTATCAACATAATCTACTATTTTTGTAGAGTTTAAGGTTGTAGATAACCCTACAGAATAAAGTCTTCCAGTAAAAGTAAACTCTCCAGAATCGTCTCCACACACGTACATTTTTAAGGAACTTTGATTTCCAAAAAATGAACTTACGTTGCTGCCAAATTTTTCTGACAATGTATTTATGTTAAACCCAACTGCAAAAAGGCTATTAGCAGTTATTGCACTAGAAGTAAATAGCAATTGTGTAGTTCCGTTATAGGTTAAAGAATATTTGATTAAATTTCCGTCTTTAAGAATCGTAAAATAGTTATTGTTTAAGGGGTTGTATATCTTAAATAATATTTCATCTGATGCTAGGTTGTGAGAACTAAAGACTCCATAACAACTCTCAACCTCACTTGACAATAAATTAAATCTTGAAAAATTAATATATGACTCAATAGAGTTCCAGGTGTTGTTAGGTCTAAATGATAAAAATTTATCAGTAATAACTGGTCCAGACTCATTATCCTGTGCGTCTTTATTGTCATCGTACAACTCTTGCAATGTTTTAGTGCCTAAAAATATTTCTGGTAAAGTATACTCTGGCGTTCTTAAACTTGTTTGAGTAGTTGCTAAATTATCAAAACTGCCTTGATCCCAACCAGCAAAATCTGGATAGTTGTAGTTAGCAGTGTAGTCTGCAAATGAATAATCTATAAACGCGGTAGTTCCACCATAAGATGAGTTAATTCCTTCTGCAGAAATAACTCCTTGCCCATAAACCCATCTACGCTTTGCAACTGTAACTGGAACCTGATAAGAATATATAGCAACACAATCAAGTTCAAAAGGATATACGTTGTTACTTGCATAAAACCCTAACCAATCTTGACTATCTCCATTGTTGTCAAGTTCTTCTGGGAGAGTTAAACTGGCGGTATCTAAAGATAATGACAACACTTCTTCTCCATTGACCAACAGAGATGCAGAATCTTTAATTAAACGAATATGAATAAGCATTGGTCTAAACCATTCGCCTACGAAATGTGATGCAAACTGATCTCCAATAACTAATGTTAAAAATCCATCTTCAACATATAAGCCATCCTCTGAAGATATTGGTCCAAATATTTTAAATGGTGTAAATGTGTTTGCTGCTACTCTTGCCCAAAATTCAACAGTGTAATCGTTGTACTGTCCTTTTTTATTTAAAAATCCTTTTCCTGGAATAATCAAAGATGCATCAGTGTTTGGTTCTAATCTTGTAACTCCACTTGCACCATAAACTAATGGAACACCAGCATTCTTGCATTTTAATCCACCCTCAGTAATATAGTATCCAGAATCTTCTGCTACTCCATATGCTTGTGCCTCTACTGCATCGTATCCACCATAAATACTTATGTCTGTTGGAACTGTTGTTTCTGTTATTCCGTTTAAAGAATAAGTATTAAATTCTTCATTCCATTGTCCCAAAGTAATGCCATTAACATAAAATTCGTTATCTTCAACTTCATTTGATCCTTCAAAAACTTTAATTTTAAATACGATTCTTAGTTGTGCAGATACGTTTGGTATTTCAAAAGTTTCAGAAACAAAGCCCCACTTTTGATAAAGTGTACTTGTAAAAGTTTTTAAATTTTGAACTATTGTTGAGGTGGCTGGATCTGTATACTCATATCCTATTGACACTGTTTGTAAAAATAAACTATTTGAATAAAAATATGATCCAATGGTAAATGTTCCAAGATCTGAAAGAGTGTTAAAGTTAAGAATGTTTGGGCTAACGATTGATGCTTCAAGACTTTCTGATATGGGAACGTCAACTCTAACTCTTGTTAAATGACTATTTATGAATGGCTCGTTTAGGTCTTCAGAGGATGCTACAAGAGCAGCACTTGTTGGTGTCCATAAAGTTGCAACATCTCTTTGTGCTTCAGTAATCAAACTTTTATAGTCAAGTTTGTCGTCTAGTGCCCACAAAACTAGCGGATGCTCAGAGTATATTTTTTCTGCATACAAGTTTGATGGGTTAGACATTTTTCTCCTATAACCTTATTATAGCAGGATGAAACTAATTTTTAGGAACCCATAACTTTTCATTACCCTTGTTGTGATATCTTGCCATTACGAACAACAAGTCTGAAAGCCTGTTTAGATACTTTGCAATATTAGGGTTTATGCCTTCTATTTTCCAAACCTGACGCTCTGCTCTTCTAACAACAGTTCTTGCATTATGAATAGCCCCAGTAGGTAAGACAAAAGAATGAAGTGGCTCTAAATGTTCGTTATAGTCATCAATAATATTTTCTAAGTGAGTAATTCTTGCTTCTGATATTACGATTGTTGGAGCACCAGAAAGTTCTGCTCCTAGATCAAATAGATCGTTTTGTATTCTATCTATAATGTCATTATGAAACTCAGTTGCCATTCCTATAGCAGAGTTTGCTTCATCTACCGCTCCTATTGCTTCAATTAAGTCGCTGCTCTTATCTATTCGCTCATTAGTGGCGGTAGAGGTTTTTCCATCATCGCCAGTCTTTGTATAAATACGAGTTAGGTGAACCATTAGTGCCCCGTCAAAGAACGCCAGATATCAACAGTTATATCGTTTGCTATGTACAATGCTGCAAGATTTATAGCCAATTGAAAAATATACTCAGCAGTTTTAGTTTTTCTTTTTTGTATGGGAAACTGTACTATATTATCAAATTTTTTATATGTAGTCTTCATGGAAACTTAATTTCTCCGTTATCAGCAAAAACCAAGCCAAGAGAGTCTCCTGGATTAAGATATTGTTGATCTACAGCCAGTTGTCCCCAACCCCATTCTTTTCTAGGAAAAGGAATTGTTTGTTTTTCTTTAATGATTACTGCCCAATATGCTTTCTCTGGTGGCATTATTTCGCAAGACTCTGCTTTTTTATCTGGCAAACCATTAACCCTACAAACAACTGCCAAACCATATTTTTTAGTTCCTTCTAATTCAAGATTGGCTTTTTTTAAAACATCTAGGGCAACTGTCTTGGTAGATACATCTATACATTTTGTTAATTTTGTACCGCCATCTAATGGGCCATAGTCAACATATAGATTAACACAACTGTTATCTGATTTATTTATACCTTGTAGTCCAACAAAAGCCAACAAGACAATTGCTAAAGACGCTAACACTCTTTTCATTTATCCCCTTAGTAAAGTTTAATTTCACAGGCATCTGTGCTGCAATAAGCCTCACCCTGTGCTTCCAGATTTTCTACGCCATCATAAATTGCAGACCAATCAATTTTTGCAATTTTGCCTACGTAAGAATTATATTCTTCTCTTGTAATATTGTTGTATGGTTGTTGCGGAAATGTTTCATTACCCATAGGTAAAAACGAAACAGCCTTTAACTCACCTTCATAAAGATGAAGGGCTGGAGCCACATGCTTCTTTTCTGTTTCTTTATCAAAAGACAGAGTTACAGAAACTCCATTATCAGACCAATACTTTTGAGCAGTTGCTGCCAAACCAATTTTTTCAAAAAGACTTACATCCTTTTCAGAGCGGGGATGTCCAGATGCTACTGGGAAGTAGACTACTGAAGTGTTAGCAGAAACTAAGTCTGCTTCAACTTTATACCCTGCTGCTTTAAATAAATGAAGCATTGGGTCTGTATTTCCAAACCTTATAGCACGTAGATAAAATGCTCCTCCTGGACCCCAATGAACTCCTGGTGTTGCACCAGATAGTAGTGACACAGAGCCTGAAGGTTTGACGGTAGTTACACGAATTGATTCACGTACACACAACCATTCTGAGTATGAATGATCGTATGCTTTAATTTTTTTATACCCTTCGTCCATCCATTCACGAACTGCTGGCATACCCTTTGTATCTGCAAAAGATGCAATACCAGTTAAAGATGTTCCAATACGACGATTACGTTGCATAATGCCATTTGTGGTTTGCCAATGTGTTGGCATCAGGGTTACAGTCTTTCCATATAGATACGCAAACTTTAGTGTACGAAGAAAATCTTCTTTATCTTCGTGACGGTTTAAGTGAACTTCTACTAATGTACATAGTTCGTATGATTCTAATGGTTGTTCTGCACATGGATTAAAACCCATTACACGATAATCTTTTCCATCTGGTGCATCTGCAAGTCTTCCATAGTTACGAGCAACGTCAAGCCAAATAAATCCTGGCTCTCCATTGTCTGCAATTAAGTCAACATAATCTTCATAGTTTGTTCCAACCTCTGCAGCAATAGAGTTGTTAGACATCCAAGCCCATCCTGGATTTTTTGGATCATAAGAATTACGCTCTGGGAAAACTTCTGCATTTTTTAAATTACTAAAATCTTTGTCTTCTGCATTTCCTAAAGCAAGGGTAGCAGAACGACGAACATTACCAGAAACAACGCAGGTACCGATAAGATTAATAATATCCACAATTGCACGAGAATCAAACTTGTCTCCTGCTCTAGATCCCACAATCTTTGTAATTCGGTTATGTAAATCCATTAATGGTCCTGGACCACTGGCTACCCCGCCAAAACCTTTAATAGGTGCCCCCAAAGGTCTAATAAGGCTATATTCAAACTGCTGTATAGGCTGGTTTGGACGAAGATATGAATTTATTAATAATCTTACAGACTCAACCCATCCTTCTCTAGTATCAGGAATTTCATATATTGAGGGTGGTTCTGTTGGAGCATAAATTAACATTTCTTTTTCTTGTCCTAGAGTATCAAAGCCTACGCCTATACCCAACATTAATGCATCCATAACCCATGCGAACAAGGCTCCTGGATCATTACGATCAATATCACGAGTAGATACCATTGCACAGTTTTGCAAGGCAGCAGAGTTACGTTTATCCATAGTCATAGGGGTTCCAAATGCCCATAGGCCACGACCTGGTGGGGTCCACTTTAATTCAAACATTCTTTGAAAGGCTTCTTGAGCAGACTTTTGAGCCTTGTTATCATTCCAAGGTAAACGATTTTCTTTAGCATGGTTTTTTTGAACTGAATACATACCTTCAATTACACGTTTACAAACCTCATACCATCTTTCTTTTGTACCGTCTTCTTTCATACGTGAATAAGTGCGTATAAAGGTTACCTCGCCAAGAGAGTTTGATCCAGCATCTGAGAATCCAAATGGGGGTGGAGTGTCTTTGTATTTTGCTACGAAGTCTTCTAGTAAACGAAAAGAAAAGGTATCTGACATAAAATTTCCAACTTTCTAATAAAAAATATGATAAGTACTTTAAGAATTATAAAGTAGTGTTAAGTATATCATAAGTTTAAAAAGAAAAACACGCTTGTTTAAGGCGTGTAAATCTTTAGTTTAGAGTTAGTGCTTTAATTTTTAAAAAGTGTTAATAAAAAATTAAGTTAGTACTTTTATTTTAAATAAGTACTATGCACCAATTAGCATAAATTCGCTAAATGCTGCTCCGCCACCTGATGTTGCCCAAGATAAGTTTCCAGAGCCATCTGTTGACAATGCTTGTCCCGCTGTTCCGTCTGCTGCAGGAAGTACCCAAACCTTATTTGTTGTAACAGTTCCTGGTGACTTAAAACCAACATAGTGAGTTGAATCTGTATCTGCTAAACGAAGTTCTGCTGTGGCATTAAGAGTAAGTGCTGTTGTTGCTATTGCACTTCCCAAAGTTTTATTCGTCAATGTTTGTGCTGTTGAAAGATCTGCAGTTATTGCAGTATCAATACTAAATACTGATCCAGTTAATGTTAACCCTGTGCCTGCAGTAAAAGTTCCTGCACCTGAAAACTGACTAAACGTAATTGGATCTGTTCCTACTGTTGTAACAACACTTGTCTGTACATATCCCGTATTGTCATTTACAGTTCCACCAGTTACGAAAATAAAGTCACCACCTTGAATTTCTGCAGAAGAATCAAAATCTGTTGCTCTAGTTGGTGCTCCTGATGCTGCTACTACATAAATACCGTTTTCAGATGCAGTTGATTGATTCTTAACAAGTATTCTATTTCCTGTTGCAAGAGTTACTCCATCAAGAACGTCTCCATTTTCAACATCTGTTGCAAGAGTAATGTTGGCAGTGGTTGCTGCAACTGCGGATGCATGAATATGTAATCCTTGTGCAACTGAGTCTACATATGATGTTAGTGCAACTGTACCAGTTTCATCTGGAAATGTAATTGTTCTATCAGCAGTTGGGTCAGTTACTGCTAAAGTAGTTTCAAAAGCATTTGCAGTTGAACCTTCAATAATAATTGAAGAATCTGAAATGGTTAGACCTGATACAACTGGGCCTGTTAAAGTTTTATTTGTAAGAGTTTGTGTTCCAGATTCAGTTACAACTCCTGCTGGAATATCTGTTGTAAGAGCAAGTGTTCCTGTAGCATCTGGAAATGTTACTGTGCGGTCTGCAGTTGGATCTCCAGCAGAAAGGGTAAGTTCAAAGGAGTCTGCCGTAGCACCTTCCATTACGATTGTTGAAGTAAATACACCAATGTCTGTAATGTCTGAAAGGTTACCAGTTGTAATAACTGTACCGCTAACGTTTGGAAGAGTGATTGTACGATCAGCGCTTGGATCTGTTACTTGAAGAACTGTCTCGTAAGAATCTGCGGTAGCACCTTCAAAAGTAATACTTGAACCAAAAGCAGGATTTACAGTAGAGTTAATATCTGCAAAATAATCTAGGCTTGCCCAGTGGTTTGTTCCATCACCAATTTTAAATTTATTTGTGTCTGATTCCCAACCCATTTCACCAGCATTTAATACTGGGTTTGCTGATGTCCATTGTGCTGCAGTACCTCTGCGTTGCTGCATTCTGGTTGCCATTTATGACTCCTTATACTTAGTTATATTATAACAGATAATTAGTTAAAATTATCTATTGCTGTTCCGCCATCAAACGTTGCTTCAAACTCTGAAGTGTTGTATAGTCCTGCACTTACTAAAACTCCAGGTTCGTTGTATGCTCCACCACTAATAAACGTACTAACAATCAAACCAGTTCCATCAATAGCAGTATCGTGAATGTGATCTTGTAATGTTTCTGCATCTTCAAGTGTTGCAATTGCAACCCATTGCCCACTATAGTAAACGTGTACACGTTCTGTTAAAGTGTCAAACCACAAACTTCCATTTACTGGAGATACTGGTTGTGTTGTTCCAACAGTTGGTGATCCTACTGCAGTATCTACATATAGTTTTGTTGCTGCATGTGTATTTTCAGTAGGGGTGGCAACTGTGACTGTTGATCCAAAGATTCCGCCTTCGGCTACATTAATACCGTGCTTTACTCTGAAGTCTTTATTTACAGTTGCCATGATTTAGCCCCTATCTTAATTATGCTTCAATATATGTTTTGTGTACTTTAACAACAGTATCTGATGCAGCACCAGTTACTAAAAGACGAACATTTCCACCACTATAATCAGCATCTGTCGTTCCTAGGACTGCATTGCTAATTACATCTGCATACTCTGTTAAGTAAACATTGTTTGATCCGTCAACAGTAACTAAAACTTCAATTACTTCAATGTCTCCCGCTTTTTTCATCTGAACAATATATTTTGCAGATGAATAAGTGGTTGCTGACCATGAATCAATCACTGTTGCTGATGTTGATGCGGTAGCAGTGGCAGTTCCAAGTAATGCATCTGTAAGAGTTACAGATCCAACTGTTACACCACTAAATGTTGGTGTTGCTGTTGAGTGAATATCTTGTGGTGTAGATAATGTAATTGCACCAGTTGATGCGCTTGCAGTAATTTGGTTTGCTGTACCAGTGATTGAAAGTACGCCATCGTTTGTAACTGCATCACCAGTAATACTAATACCAGTTCCAGCGGTAACGTTTAATGTATTTCCTGTCTTAGAAAGACCATCGCCAGCAACTACTTGTCCTAAACCAGTAAACTGAGTAAAGACAAGGGCTGTGGTTCCAACTGTAATTGCGCCATCGTTAGTTAATACGTAACCTTGATCAGCGTTAGCAGTTCCTTCTTCTACGAATACCGCAAAATTTGAAGTAAGTTCTGCGCCTGTATCTGCATCTGTAGAACGAGTTGGTGCTCCAGAGGCTGCTACTACATAAATACCGTTTTCTGAACCAGTTGATTGGTTTTTAACAAGAATGCGATTTCCAGTTGCAAGAGTTACTCCATCAAGAGTGTCTCCGTTTTCTAGATCAGATGCAAGAGTTACGTTAGTAGTTGTTGCTGCACGTACTGATGCTTTCCAGTCAATTCCTTGAACAGCAGAATCTACATATCCTTTGGTTGTTGCATCTGTTGCATCTGTTGGAGTTCCAAGACCTGTAATTTTGTTTGTGCCCATTGCAATTGCACCAGTCATGGTACCACCAGCAAGTGCTAATACGTTTTCAGAAAACGCTACAGTTCCACCTGCATCAGGGAATGTTACGGTTCTGTCTGCAGTCGGATCAGTGAAAGACAAGGTAGTCTCATGAGCATCTGCTGTGGCACCCTCTACAACAATTGAACCATCTGTAATAGTTAAACCAGATACTAGTGGTGATGTAAGTGTCTTGTTTGTAAGGGTTTGTGAGTTTGTTGTTCCAACTACTGCACCAGTTGCACCGTGTGCCTCTGTTGCTCCTGTGTGTGTTGTAAGGTCTCCAGAAGAGGCCTTGTCATTTAATTGTGTTTGGATTGCTGATGTAACACCATCTACATAGTTAAGTTCTGCAGCGGTTGCAGTAATTGATGTACCAGCAATTTGTAAAGTTGTAGCATTCACTTCTCCTGCTGCACCATAAATAACTGCTTTACCATTTGCAATAGTTCCTGCTGTTGATCCATCTATTAAGTTAATTTCTGTAGCAGTTGCGGTAACAGCAACATCTTCATTAATTTTTGGTGAAGTAAGAGTTTTATTTGTTAGTGTATCTGTTGTGTCACGAAGAACAACCTGTCCAGTTGCATTTGGAAGTGTGATTGTTCTGTCTGCTGTAGGATCTTCTACCTGTAAGACTGTTTCGTAATCATCAGCAGTGGTACCTTCAAATGAAACGCTTGCTTGAAATACTCCAACTGGTTGTGTTTCTTTCCAGGCAATTCCATTTGTTGCTTGATCGTCTGCTGTAAGCACATAGTTATTTGTTCCAACTGCTAGACGAGTTACTGCATCTGCACCAGATGCAACTAGTAAATCACCTTTTGCGTCTACTAATGCTTCTGTTAATATATCGTGGTTGTTTACAGTTGCGGTTGAACCTTCAACTATAAGTCCCGATTTTACTCTAAAATCTTTTACTACGGTTGCCATCTTTTATCTCCTTGGTTAGGCCTTTAATCCCATACGCATGTAGCGTAGAGTTATAGGTGTAATTCCCCCCACGGGAACCACAGTTAGTGAAACTGTGTCTCCAGCCTTTGAAACAGAGATGGTGCCAATATTCCCATCATTTTCAATCGTTCCATATTGACTAACAGATACATCTGATCCGTCATTCAATATCGTTAATTCTGTAACGGCGTACTTGTTAGCACCGCCTGCTACATATTTGAGTGAAATCATATATTTCATTGATCTAAACTCGCTTGATGCAAAACTATCAAAAACAGTTGAGTTTTCAATTCCATTAATTGTTAACTCGTTATTGCCATCTGAACCAAGATCGGTAGACCTAGCAGAAGTACTATCAATTAAATCTACATAGTTTTCTTGCGTTGGTCTATCGCCAGTTTGAAATAATGCTTTAACGTTGTTGGTTGATATCTTTGCCATACCGCAATTATATCATTATATGTTAAAGTATATAATTAGAAAAACCAATTATTTGAATACCAATTCCAGGGGGATTTGCTGGATCATACCCCTCAATGCCAATGTTTGTAAGTGTAAGTCTAAAAGGTAAAACTGATGATGGTGTAATAATTTTTGCATAATCTACTTTTTGAAAATTTGACGTTATCGGCTTTAAGTCAGAAACTGCGACGGTATTGGTCAATGTAGCAATAGCAAGAACTGCACCTAAAGCAGCATTAGATGCTGTTGAGTTAAAAGGTTTTATGTTAGAAAGGGTTTTTATTGATTTTATATCTTGAATAGAAACGGGGTTTGATATATTGCTAATGGTTGTTGTAGCCATTATTATGACTCCTGGTCTGTAACTTCACCTATCATTGTCATTTCACCTTGACATACCGTCCAAACACGAGTAGCGTCAGATAGTTGAACATCAAAGACATCACCAGTTCTCAGTTGTTTAGATTGTGCTGGGGATAAGGTTACTGTAAATTCTCCTGGATCATCAAACTCTGTTGCATATGGAGTTAATGTAAATAATAAATCATCTCCAACATTGTCTGAGTACCTTCTAAAATCAGCATGAATGTCCCACCCAGTAACATCTCCACTTTCGTCATTAGTATAGTCTAATTCATTTCCAAGGTCATCTTCTACATAAATTCTAAAAGAAGCGCTATCTCCTATAACTACCGTCCAGTTTACAAGTGGTGGTATATTTCCAAGATTGTATGTTGCTGGAGCCGTTGGCTGAGGCGAGATTGGAGATTCATTAGGATTGCGATATTGTGCTGGCATGATTACATCATTATACCACTAACTAATAATAAAATTAAAAATATTTTTTATTTTTGTGCGGGTATTTGACTTAAAAGGTCAAACAATGGTATAATTAATGTATGCTACCTACTTGGTAGCATTTGTTCTCTAGGAGGTAATTTACAATGAGAGAATCTAATGCTTGGCTAGGGGTATTTACGTTAGTTATTTGCAGTACCGTTTTTGTGGGTACAGCAAAGGCTACAAACGAAAACAACTTACTAATTAGAGAGTCTGTGAAGTCTGCCACCCAAAAGGTGGCTTTTTTGGTTTCTAAAGACAAAAAATTAGAAAAGTACGAAAATGCTCATAATTTAACTGATGAGCAACTGGTGGATATGTTACGTCATGTAGGGTTTGAAGGAAAGACTTTGAGGTCTGCTTGTGCTATCGCTAAGGCAGAGTCTAATGGCCGTCCTTTGGCTTTCAATGGTAACGTAAAAACTGGAGATAATTCTTACGGTGTATTTCAAATAAATATGCTTGGAGAATTAGGGTCAGATCGTAGAGAGAAGTTTGAGTTAGACTCAAATGCTGAGTTGTTAAACCCAGTAGTCAACGCACAAATTGCTCTTCACATGACTAAGGGTGGAAAAGACTGGTCTGCATGGAGTTCTGTAAATGGAAAAAGGTATCAAGAATGGTACAACAAGTATCCGTGTAAGCAATAAAAATTAATCAATAAAATACCCCCATTGGATATTCTCCTTTGGGGGTTGTTTTATATTAAATTATTAAGCAGGTGTCTCTTCTGCAGGTGTCTCTTCTGCAGGTGTTTCTACTACTGGAGCAGAAAATGCTCCATCAGCATATAAAAAACCAATGTCAACAAAAGTTCCAATAGGAACTTTTACACAGTCAGAAAAAGTTACAGATTCTGCAATTTCTAAAGAAGGAGCAAGAATTATATTTTGAACTAAAGACTCTGAGTTTAAAACTGCATATTTTTTCATTTTTTCTCCTTAAGCATAAATGTGCACTTGTCCGCCACCACTGCCAGTAGAACCAGGACTACCAGTGCTGTATCTACTGCCTATGTTTCCGCCTGCACCACCAGTTGTTATTCCACTATTTTGAGTTGCAATTGTAGCAGTTCTAGTTAAAGCCCCTGATGGTGATACTGTACTTAAAGTTGTTGAACCACTTGCCGTAGCACTTGCTGCGTTTGCTGCGCCATATCTTGTAGTGACGCCAGCGTTTCCGCCTGTACCACCTGCGAGAGCCAATGCTGTTCCATCAAAACTTGTAGTCCCACCATTAGAACCACCTGTACCAGGATTATTAACAGAGTTTGAGGCGGCACCACCTGTACCTGCTGCACCAATTACAATTGGAACAGCAACTGATGGAATTACTTGAACAAAAGCAGAACCAATTAGTCCGTTACCTCCTGCTTGAACAGGCGCACCACTGCCAAAAGTACCGCTAAAGGTACCCCCACCGCCACCACCTGCTGCTGCATGAATGCTTACAAAAACAATATTAGTTCCTGCTGGCGGAGTAAAGTTTGATGAAGAGTTAAAAGTTGCTACTTGTCTTAAAGGGGTGCCTGGGTTAATATTAATTGCCATTATGAGTTCTCCGATCCGAATAAGTTAAATGAGCACTTTCCAAGTGCATCATAAACCGTAACAACATCTGTTGCTGCTAAAGTGATGCCAATTGTAAAAACCTGTGTTCCAAATGGAGAAATTCCATTGCTATGAATAATATAGTGTTTATCTTCAAGTGTTGCTCCTGCTGGTCTGATTGCAACCCGAACATTGGTTACATCTGCAGTTATATTATTAACAACCAAAGAAGATATCACTGCGTAATTTCCAGCACCTGTTGGAACTGTGTAAAGAGTTGTTGCTGTGTCTGCTGCAGGTTTGGCCTGGCCTAACACTTTGTAACTTACAGCCATCTTAGGCTCCCATCATAAGTATTACTTGGGTCATAGCATCTGGTGCTTGTTCCCATGAAGATATTGTACCATTACTTTTTAAGATTTTATCTGTTTGTCCAACTGGAGATGGAAGAACTGTTGTCCAACTACTACCAATATAAACTTGTATTTCATTTATTGTTGTTCCCCCAGAATTTTGTCTAATTAAACATATTGTGCCAGCAGTAGGGGATGGAATTGCTGCATCTCTGGCTGCTGGATTAAGAAAGTTATTAGTTCCTTTTTTTGCAACAGATGCTTCTGCAGTTGTAAAATTAGAAAGGTGTGTGTGTAGTCCAGTCCATTCAAATGTTCCAGAGATATCAGTCTTTCCAGAAACCTGATACCAAGTGTCATCTGCTGCGTTATATACGTAGGCTGCTTTGCCGTCTGAATCAAATACTGTAGGCATTAGACCACCTGATCAAAACTGCTAGTGTCGGCATTGTAAACATACATCTCAATTGGAGTTGATCCTTTTTTAATCCATATAAGTCCATTTGCTAAATTTGTTGATGGAGCAGTTGCTGTATAAACTGATGTTGCAGCAAAGTATCCAACTCCAGCAGAAGAATCTTTGTCTAACCAAATATATCCATTTGGGATTGTGTTAGAAAATGCTGTAAATGCTGCTGCGGTTGGTGCTGTTGTTGTTGCTCTTGATATATCTCTTGCTGCAACTTCTAGGGCAGCCTTTGTATCAATTTGATCTTGTAAATCGTTAATTGTATAAGCAATAGATGGATTTAAAAGGTTTTCTGGGTCATCCTCTGCAGTATCAAAATCATAAGAGCCATAATGATATGCTTTTAAAGCATCTTGAATATTAGCATTATCAATTAATGCTGGAATTTTAGTTGGTACTAAATTTCCTATATTTTCTACAGCCATTGGGTCACCTCTTTAAAGATTATACCATTTTTATATCAAACTATAGATATAAATAGGTGTACAGTTTTGCTTCCAGTAAGTGCTGACCAACTACCGCCACTATATTGAACGGCATCAAAGTTTATAACTAAGTTTGTTCCAGCCCCTGCTAGTGCAGGTATTTCCATTGCTGATGCAATTGGGTTTGCTCCTTCAATTCTAAATTGAACATTGAAGTTTGAAGCGGTAAGTGGTGAACCACTAACTGTTACTATATTTGATATTGGAATAGTTATTGATCCAGCCCCAGATGAAAAAGATATTGTTTCTACTGCAGAATAAATTGCTGGATTTATTTTTAAAACTTGAACCCAAGTATTTGATCCAGCCTGGGAAATGTATTGATACATATATCCATAATTTTCTCCTGGAGCGGTATTGATATACATATCATTTAAAATTAAAGTAGTTCCCAATAAGACACCACTTGAGGTTAAAGGATTAGGCTCTCCAGAACCAACAATAAATTTGTTTCCACGGGTTCCTTGTGGCCCAATATCTATTAAAACATCAACAGAATCTGGTGGTCCTAAAACAACAACATCTTCAGTATTAAGTAATACATCTACCACTAGACTGCTCCAGTAATATCATCTGTCACTGTTATGACCCCAGTTAATACTGTATAGATTTCTGATGCACTAGAGTCAATTTGAACATCATAAACATAATTACCAGCAGAAAGTTCTCTTCCTACTCCTGGAAGAATAGTACATGTAATAGTGTCTGCGGATCCATCAACAACTGCCTGAGCCTCATACTGAGTTCCTGACTGACCTCTTACTGTAGCAATAAAAAAATCTGAACTAAAGCCAGTTAAATCAAAAGCATCGCCATTTGCTGTTTTAGGGCGTATGACAAATTCGGCGGTATCGCCACGATAATAATTAAAATTATAAGAACCTGGAAAAGCCATTATTCCTCCTGTAACATTATACCACTATGATACCGATATATATATGCCTTTTAATATAAAAGAACTTTCATTGTCGGTCCTAATTTGTGGTTGACCACCATAGTTTTTAATTTTGTCGCTATTGATAAAAATGGTTTGACACTGTGATATGTCGTATGAATACTGATATTTAAGTAATCCTACATAGCCTATCGGAGAAACCTCTTCTTCTCTCAAAAGAGTTCTTATCCAAACCTCTGTATTCGGAACATATGTTTCTAAAGAAAAGTCATATCTAATATCTACCTTTGCACCAACTTTTAAAGTTTTTAAATTTATGTTTCTTGCTGTTTCATTCAATAGAGAAACTGATCGGTTTGGCAAATAAGATTCAATAGTTTTTGATTCATCAATATTTAAGAAAAAATTAACCCAACCATCATCTCCCCTTTCTGGACCAGCCCTATATGTTTGTATGCTTTTGTTTGAGTAATATGCCCATCCAGGATATTGGCCAGATGGGCTGTCATATCCATCCCCTGCTTTTCCTGGCTCACCACGTTCACCTTGTGGTCCTTGTTTTCCTATATCACCCCTATCGCCCTTATCACCTTTTGGTCCTTGTGGTCCAGGAAGTCCTTGTGGCCCTGTATCACCTTTTTCTCCAGTAATTCCAGGTACAGCAATATATTCTGTAGTTTTGACTTCTTGGATAGTTTCTAGATATTTTTTCTTTTTAGGAAAGTCCATGCTTTTAGCCATGACTGAAGCCTATTACTTTATTTTAGTTTTAAATATTTTTTTGCCAATTTTTATTACTGGCGGAAGTAGAGGTGTAGGGTTGGATACTTTTACGATTGGCATTATAGTCCTGGGGTCATATCACTTAAAACGCAAATAGTTCCTATAACTGGTGTCCAGACGGTATCTGCATTTGGTCCGCTGCCACCTTCTATAATTACCTCAAGATCAAATCTTAATTCTGCTGCTACTTGCTTATACCCTGTTCCCCAGTCTTCAGTAATTGACGCTGGAGCGGTAATGGTGACTTCATTGTCATCAACAGTTACGGTTAAATTATCTAACACATCTCCCATTGGATCATAGGCAGTTGCTCTAAAGGTCCACTCGTCGCAGTCAAATGGTGTTATTTCATCGTCTTCTAAAAACTGTACAAGCAGGGTTGCTGTGTCTCCACGGACTACGGTCCACTGAATATTTGCTGGCGAGGCGCCATATTTTTCTATTGTAGGAGCACACATGATAATTGATTATACCATTAAATAAAACTGGACACCTAGACGCAGTGGGGTGGGGGGTAGTATCTAGGTGCCAGCATAAAAATTATAACATTGTATTATTGTAAAACGGACATATTATAACAAAACGTTATAAACCAGACATTGAAAAATAATCGTTATAAAATTGTTATAGTCAATTTTTAAAAAGTATAAAAACCAGGGTATTAGTAGTGTATACTTAAAATATATAAAGAAAAAGAATAACTAGCAAGTAAGGTATTAAGATATCTTATATATAGTAATTAAGGTTTAGTAGATTTAGATTTCTTAGAATTTTGATTAGCGATAAAATCAATTAATATTTCATACAAATGATCCACTTTGTCGGCAAGCCTTTTATGGTCTTCCTCTAGGCGGTTAACGGAGTCTTTTAAACTGGATCCAGAATTCGGCTTAAGTTCGTTTAAATAATGTTTTACGAGCCAACGAATTGATCCGCCAATAATAGCAAGTATTGAAAGAGTTGTAAGTATTAATCGTGCCCAGTCTTCTACTGTCATCATTGTAAACAAATTATATCACTATTTGAGATTATTCACAAATGTATGAAAAAGACATGTGAAATAAATCTGCTGTAGTTAAGTTAATTGGAGTGTTGTGATCAAATGTTTCATCTGCTGCCGAAGATTTAATATTCCAAATTGTAAAGATAGAACTGCCATCATCTAAGTGTCCTTTAAGACTATAATGATCTACACCTTGATTTACAGTATCATGAACAGATCCGCCATAAACATCGGTATGATATTTTGAGGGGAACGGTAAAGTCAACGAATACTGTCCAGTTCCAAAATTACTTACATTATCAAAGTCAACACTGATTTGAACCTGAATAAGATTTCCAATTTTTATATATGTTCCTGTCGCGGGAGTTCCAGTAAATGCTAAACCAGTTCCAGACCACACTGGGGAATAAGATTTTATTTCGGTCGTAAGTCCACCGACATCGCCAAATGCTGGATGAGTAAATCTAGCCACTTAAGGCTCCAAGCCAATTTGAATCATTGCAACGTTCATAGAGTTTACAGAAGAAGTAGCATATAAGGCATCATTTGATGGAAGTTCAAAAGAGATTGAGTGATTTGGCATAATTCTAAAACCATAATTTGATGATGCAACTCCTTCGCCACCAATATAAATATATCCAGTTGCGTTAACATTTTGGAGAGTAATGTCCATACCTCCGTGTGCGCCTGGTGGCGTCAAGCGAGTAGCGGAAGTATCGCTAAGTGTGACTAATGAATGCGCTGTTGCCATCTATTGAGTATATCTTATTTTTTGGCGGGGAATAAGATTAAGCCGAAAATAGAATATCAAACCATCATAAGACACAATACGACTGCAAGCAGTCAATAATGTCTAACTGGATGTAATATCTATGTTTGCTTAATATCCCGATATAGGTTATAATGGATTGTGCTAGATAACATTAAGCAAATCCTAATTGAAGGTTTGACAAGTAAACTAAAAATACATCATAGCGTTTATAGACTTCCTTGTACCAGCGAATTTCTAGAAGAACTTATCGCCAACACTTTCACAGAAAATGGTTTGATAAACGACTGGCAGCCTAATAGAAGCCATAGCATCAGCGTAGACATGTCTTTAGAGTCAGGCGAGAGTTTCTCTGTCAAGTCTGGAGTATACGCAAATAACACACTAACCTTCTCTGGATCCCGTCTTGGAAAATATCAAACCTTAGATGCCATGATATCTAGCGTAGTGGATAATAGTGCTAGGTATTATGTGTGTCTTGCTAAAGCCGACCAGGATTGGTCTTCTGTCCCCGCCGAAAATGAGGTTAAAACTTATTATTTGTTTGTATTTGATTCCCAAACCTTAATATATGATAATGGGGTTTGGAACAAGGTTGAAACCAAGTCTGGAGGATATAACTACGTTATGGAGTCTATAGGTATGTCTGCTAGAATTAATACTAGTATGTCGTCACAATTATGGACCAGTGTTAATGAGAGTCTTATTGGTGCCCCGACAAAATTGGAGATCTTGTGAGGTTTGGAAAGTCAGATAAGATACAGTTTATAAGTACTTTTGAAGGTTTGGAATCTATTGAAGAGTGCTTGCCAAGACCTGCAAAACATTTTATACCACAATGGTTTAAAGACATTCCATCAAAAGAAATAGGAACTGTTAAGGATTGTCCATCATTTCCAGATTACTTTTCACAAGGATATATTATCCCTATGTGGTCAGATGTTAAGATGAAATTTAAAAACGAAATCCCAGAATTTCAACTTTCAGCAAAAAGATTTTTATTTGATGCTCATGGTAATAATCAAATGATAGATTATAAAAAACCAACATTTAATGGAATTGAAGGTCAGTTTGTTTTTAAGGCTATTTGTCCTTGGAGAATTATTACACCGCCAGGATGGTCGGTTTTACAATTACCTCTTTTTTATCATTTTAATCAAGAGTGGTCAGTGTTGCCTGGAGTTATAGATACTGATATACATTCAGAAATTAATCAACAAATTTTATATCATGGAGATGGCAAAGAAGTAACTATAAAGTGTGGAGATCCATTTGTTTTATACATTCCATTTAAAAGATCAGATAAGTTAAAACATGAAGTTAGATATGAGACACCAGAAGAGAATAAAAGATTTGACAAAGATCTTTTACTTTTGAATCAACATTTCAAGCCTAATGGTACATATAGGAAAATGCAAAGAAAAAGAGATAAAGGATTATCGTAAGTATTTGTTTAATAGGTATGCTGCTAGGATAATACCTGCAGAAATTGCAAGAATTAACAAACCTCTATCTGAGTGATCGTAATCTCCCCAACAGCCTATCCAATTACCATCAAGATAACACTTATTCCTCAAAGGAGACTTGAGTTTCCATTAGTTTATTAAACTGCTCTTCTTTTGTTGGTTCACATTCACAGGTATCACAACATTTTTTTGATTTAGTTGTTGTGGCTATAATACTCATGCCCTTTGGAGTATGTCTGTGCCATGGATCAGGATACTTAGATTCCATTTTCTTCCATGTACTTTAGGCGTTCGTTATATTTTTCTATTTGTTCTATACTTAAACGTTCTTCTAATTCAATAGGTAATTCGTCTTGTATGATTTCTCCGTTACCCGCTTCTTCTAGAAATAGGAATTCTTCAAAGTTATCTAGAAAAGCCATTTGCCTTTCTTCCTTTCAAACCTTGTACCTTCTTGTATCAAACCATCATGATCTCTATCAACTGCTTTTGGATTATAACCTTTTTGTTTAAGATCATCAATAAGGGCAATCACAGTAATTGCCATAGCCATGCATACGTATACTAATATTGCTTCCATTTTATTCGCATGTAGAACAACGATTGTCTACCCTCAAATTTTCTTTAACTACCCAGATAACTTTGCCACAAGAATAGCAGGACCTCATAGAGTATTTTTTCTCTCTACGGTCTTTGCGAATCTCTAGTCCTAGTGCATACATATATTTATTTTACCATACTTGAAGTACTTCGTCAAATGGTGTATACTATAAATATAGATGGGGGTAGTATGATATTTCACAAACACTTATTAATCAACGCTAAAGTTGAAAAGCCTATGAAGACTGAAGGTCAGGCAATGGCTTTCTTAGAAAAACTAGTTGAACGCATTGATATGAAGATTATCAAAGGACCTTTTGCCTCTTACGTTGACAAACCAGGCAATCGTGGACTTACGGCTATTGTAATGATTGAGA